CGTTCGCAAAAACCAGCCGTCCGTATCAGAGAAAAATCCGGCAATAAATGTCCCCTTTCCCGTCGTAAAACCGTTAACAATACAATCCAGTTCAATGCCAGTTTCTTTGCTACTAGCGATCGCGCTACCGAAAACAAGTTTACTCCCCGTCGTTTCCGGTCTCGTCAGCGTAAGTCCGCCCCACGGACCAGTTGCTGCGCTGTTAACCGCCCCCGAGCTAATTGTCAGCCAGGGGGGGATTTCTCCGCCGTCAAAATTAGTAGTCCAGTGTTTTGAAAATAGCCCTATCATTAATTCAACCTCATCAGAGAGATATCGCCCTTTTGCCCACCAGTACGGTAAACCATGTAAACCACTCCCCCTGCTGTCACGCAGTTGCCCGGATAATCAATATCACCCTGGACTTCATACGTAGCGGGAGGCGGCGTTATGTCTTTAACCCGGGTCGTTAACGACGCAAAATCGTCAGCCAGGGGCGCTGTAACGAGTCTGAAATGCCTGATAAGCACACTACCTGATTGAGCTTTTCCTGAAACACCAACCCACCACGGCTTGCCGCGCCAGTTGATGACGTCCCCTTCATACATTGTCAGCAGGACGTCCTGCGGATCTGCGTTTAATGTTGCTGCCAGGTGACGACATTTATCCTGCATCCAGCCGATCAACCGCCCATCGCGCCGCCACGTATAACCGCCATCGTCGGACGTCCACAGCGCCGCGTTTGAGTAATTCGTCCCGCCGTACAGGCTATAGCCGAACAACCGCCCATTGTAGAAAAACGGTCTGAAATAACCACAGTGCCCGTCCCCCGGTTGCTCAAGAAATTCCTTATCTAGAACAACGCCTACGCGCGTCCACACGGTTAAATCGGTGGGGTCGGCTGTAGCGAGGCAGGTTTGCTGCTGCCCGATGGCTCCGGGAACGCCGGCCTGCTGATAGTACATGAGAACTTTATTGTTAACGGAGTCATAAATGACTGACGGCGTTTCTGTTTGCCAGCCCCCGGCATCGTCACGATATACTTTCCCCCTGTTAACCCATGGCCCGGTGATGTCATCTGCCTCAAACAGAAAAATACCGGACGGGTCGTGCGTCGCTGCGTGGTCGGTACTGTAGAACAGCGCGAAGCCTGTGCCGCCCCATACGGATTTATCTACTATCCACGGCCAGTAAACCGTAGGCGCTGATTGTTGAGAGAATTGAATAATCGGAGCGCTCAGACGTTTGAACGTTGGGTATTCACGGCCCGCTCCGTCAGGAGCGGTAGATAGCGGTATGGTCTTATTTTCAACCGCCGGGAGACTCCCGGATATTGCCTCTGCGATTTTCTCTGCGGCGTACCCCGTTGGGCCGCCGTCATAACCTGACTCCAGCCAGGAGCGCGAGCCGTCCGCGAACGTTAGCGCTATTGCGACATTATTATCAGATACCGGTGAATCACCTATATTAATAGCCTGGCCAATCAATTTTGCAGAATGCTCAGTAGGTGCGCCGTCATAGTCTGACTCCAGCCAGGAGCGCGAGCCTTCCGCGAACGTTAGCGCTATTGCGACATTTTTATCAGATACCGGTGAATCACCTATATTAATAGCCTGGCCAATCAATTTTGCAGAATGCTCAGTAGGTGCGCCGTCATAGTCTGACTCCAGCCAGGAGCGCGAGCCTTCCGCGAACGTTAGCGCTATTGCAACTTCATGGTTATGATCAATAATTTGACCTGAGGTGAAGTTGTCTCTGACGAATCCGTCAGATGTTATTTTTATACCGCTGTGTACCAGTACACCATCGTCATTTATATATTCAACCAGAGAGCCATCGCTATTCAAAATATAACAATTAGACTTATTGATAATATTTCCAGCCAGCATATCATTAACTGCTGAATCAGCATCCTTGTACAGCCTGATATTATTTTTAATAGAACCCTGCCCGGGCATTTCTGAAATCGCTTTAGCCGCCCCCGCGTCATTTAAATAGTATATAAATGAGAAGATATCGCCTGTTCCCTGTGCGACACGGAAATTTTTTCCTACCGGCGTTTTAGCCAATCCAGCTTGAGTTCCGTCAGGGTCTGATTCTGTTTTATAAAACGTGTATTCTCTGTAATCACTGGCTGATTCTATCTGGTTACGCAGCCACCTGGTACGATTTGCTAGTTGTTGAGCCTGAATATTCGCCGGACCATCACCAGGAACACTCTCCTCTTTACCTAGTACCGGGGTATCTTCTGTCAGTTGATAAACCCCACCTACCCAAACAGGACTCTCCTGCAAATTTGCCATATTACTTACCTCGGTATTGATATTGACCGTCATACTTAGCCCGCCCGTTATATGTCAGGGGGGGCTGCGGTGGTTGAGTTGATTGAGAGTTAACTACCTGTAGTTTGCCGAAATAGCTGAAGACCGATTCGGTCTGTTGATTAAAGTCGGGAAGAATTAACGAGGTCATTTCCATGCCTGTCATGTCATTCCCGCTGCTAATCATTTCTAATGCAGCCAAAGGGTCAACAGAGACCCGGTACAGTACTAACAGTACAGGTGCTGAGTCTTCTGCAAGATTCACCCCCTGGAAGCGTAAATAAAACTCCTGCGTTTTCGCTGAGAAAAACGGTAACCACTGGTTAAACAGGTGCTCGTAAGCAACAACAAGACCTGTCGATTCAGGGGACACCAGAAACTCAATCGTGCCGAACTGGCGGTCAACAACATAATCGGAGTTACGTTCCAGCCCATTAATATTGACGTTAAAAACCGTGGTATGGGGCAGCGCGATAATATCCCCTTTAACCACTCCATCAGGTACGGCGAACTGTTCATTAAATGAAAACGGTTCATCCACCGGTTGAGCACCCAATAACAGCGCCAGATTTTCAACCGAGAAATTATGCCAGGTTGAACTGACAGAACCACTTAGCCCGGTGATAATTCGCTGATTCTGATAAAGCTGTCCACCCCGTGATGCTTTCGTTATTTGTTGCTCATACGAAAATGCTATTTTCAATGATGAAACATCGCCGACCCAACGGAATGCGCGTTTATTATCTCTCGGAGCCAGGAACACCTTACCCTGACCATAATAATAGTTTTCCCTCATGGTCCGATACTCCGTTCAGTCAGTTCCAGGGAGATTCTGCCCTCGTTCAGAACGGGACCGTCTGTCGTAAAAATAGTGATATCCATTTCTGCGAGATAAATACCGGCGTCCCATTCGATAGCCGCTGCCGCCCCGGTTGCGGAATCCAGCAGCAGCGCAGAGGCGTCTCCACCCAGCGCCAGCACGGTCAGTGGACCGCTGGTTTCCGTCCACTGCGCGATGGCCAGCACAGGGTGGGTGCCGAACGACCACGGCGACGTCGGCCAGGTTCCAGCTGGCCATTCAATATCATCGGCAGGAATGGAAAGACCGCTGGCTACGAGGTCGGGGGAATACCAGGCTGTGACTCCGGCGGCATCGGCAATGGCGTGTAGCTCAGGTACCGCTCCGGTTTCGGTATCTTCCGGCGTTGCTGTGGCCCAGTCGTTACCATCAACGATGGTCAGGGACAGGGTGACGGTGATCGGGAATGCCTGGTAACGACCTGCTGGCAGTTCCGTCCGGAAGGTATAAAGCGACATAAGGCCATCGCGTTTGCTCTGCAACGTCAGGGTATGCACAGCAGCATCACCACCGGTGACGTAGGGGATCGGAATGCTGGCGTCACTGCTGGTTAACGACCAGACCTCGCTACCAGTGCCCTGAGCAATCAGTTTCACCACATACTCTGTACCGGGTTCGGGGCCGATGCTGTTTTCGGTACAGTCAATCATGCGGTCAGCCTGCAGCAGGCGGTCACGATGAGAGAATGCCAGCGTAAACGTATCGGCGGCGGCCACGGCTTCAGGGTACAGGACCCCATTCACACGGATATTCCCGGGCAGATACGGTCTGGCCTGACGCCCGGAAATGGTCAGCGCCGCCACAGGCGCGGCAGATCCTGCAAGCGTCTCTGTGCTGGTCCGGGTAAGCAAACGAGCCTCAACCGTTTCACCGGACAGGTATTCCAGCCCGTCCGAGTCCAGCGCATCCTGATACGCCCAGCAGCGGTCCCCTGCAAAGTGCCCTGACGGCAGGGAGTCCATGCAACCACGACCGACGGTGATTGTGCCTGCAGGAATATCGACCGCATCAACACGCATAACTTCATCATTAACCATCAGACCATCACCAACGGTCGGGAAGATGGCCATGCTGACATGCAGGACGGTATCGAGTCGCCCGACGGGAGCCGTCAGCGTTCCTGATGGCGTCCAGTCACCCTGGCCACGGTCGGCGAACGTGGCTCCCGCTGCACGGGTCTGCAGCAGATAGTTGATGCTGAGTGAGGTCGGTGCGATGGCCATCACGCCAGGATAGCCGGATTCAGGTTTCAGATAGTTCAGCTCAGCCTCGCTGACGGTCCCGGCCAGAACAGCATAAGGCAGCTCAATCAGCTGCTGGATGGTGACTGGCCGGGCGGATTTATCCGGCGGTGTCCAGCCGCTGTCCTGTTGCCCGGAGCTGTAAGAGGTGGATGGGAGGCCAAAAACATCCTGAACCACAGTCAGCGTCAGGACGCCGGTATCGCCTTCCTCTATTTTTCCCACGCGCAGCACCATATTGTCGATGTTACGGTCTGGCAACTGGACGCGGAAAACATCACCCGGGCGCAAAATGCCGCCGCGCCGGTCGAACTGGATGACCAGACGGGTCAGCTCAGACTGAGCGGTTTCGAGGTCGCGCTGGGCTACGCGGGCGGCAAGTGAATGCGTGGGGATCGCTTTGTACTCGACCGAACTGCTGTTGAGTCCGGTATTCTGTATCGCCCCGAGATTCTGCGCGCGGACCTCGCCATCGGCATTTGTGACGGGGTCATTCCAGGTCACGACAATCTCATTCGGATTCGACGTCGTACTGGCGCTGTCGTCATCCTGAACGGCGATAATGCCGTTATCGTAAGTGAAGAGCGGCAGGTCATCGACACTGTAATCCCCGCGCAGCAGCTTCAGGGTCAGCTTGCCGGTTTCAAGGTCGGCATACTGCACCGCGCCGACATGATCGAGAACCTGCTGAACGAACGTGTCCAGCCCGTCCTGACGGTTATAGCGGAAGCACAGGCCAAACCCTTCCTCATACAACGTATCAGCAGCAGCGCGATAACTGTCGAGGTTCAGGTCATCGGCGAGCGTCAACTGACGCCCCCAGTCGCGATTAGTGGCACATTCCACCAGGATGTGCGCCGGGTTCATAGCATGAATGGCCCGGAGGTTGGCGAGCTGCTCCGAAAGAAGATCAGCTTCATCATCAAGCTGCGCTTCGCTGTTCTCCAGAATGATGGTGGCTTTCTCAGGGTACCAGACATCACCGTCCCAGCCTTTTGTTGTACGGCGAACCCGGTATAACCACGGTTTGGGGCTGGCGCTGTAGCAACTGACCAGGCCACTGAAGAAAGTGGTTACCACGCCACGAAATCCCGGCACCAGTCCCGTCAGCAACTTCAGGAGCGATGCCGGTGGAACCTGATCCGGTTCGCCCATCATGATATCGAGCTGACCCTGTATGCCCCCCTCACCACCGGTATCGTCGCCGCCGAACAGGCCGGGTTTGTCGATGTATACCGAGGTGCTGGATGAAATCTGCCCCGGAGTACCGGCAAAGACCGTCTTTTTATCGGCCATGATCGACACAATTTCGTTGACCGGGCCGCGCCCCAGCCCCGCCTGTACGTCCCAGGAATAGCGATAGCCAACGGTGACCTTTTTTGAACCTTTACCGCCCATTTATGCTCCCGCTTCTTTCTGAGTCTGTTGCGCCAGTTCGACGATCTGAATCGCCAGCGCGTCGCCGGTTCCGGCCAGCAGCTCTGAGTCAATCCCGCCGTCACGGATGAACGCCTGCAGGTCGAGGTTATAGCGGGCAAAAAATGTCCGCAGCCCCCATGCACAACCGCCACCGGCGCGAATATGCTCCATCGTGATCCACATACCGCCTCCGTTATTTTTTGATGGCCTGATAGCGATAATTGCCGTAGCCCAGAACGAACCAGTCAGCCGTCCAGCAGTCACCAAAGAAGACGCACTGCGGTGTGCCCTCATCGGGCATGGGCATGTTCCAGTCGTCTTCAGTAGCCGCTTCCGGCGTGGAGTTTTTTTGCTTTGGCGCTAATGCGGTATTGATCACATATGATGCAATCAGAACCGCCACGAATTTAGCTACAGCCCACCACATGGCGTATCCCTCTTAAAACAGTTTGATAATGGTGTACGGCGATTTTCCGGGCATATGCGGCTGGCCACCGTAGTTCAGATGGTTGGAGAATTTGCTGTCGCAGGTGGCAATCGTGCGGTCGCAGCCCGGATACAGCGTGACGGACTGACCGACCTCCAGGCCGGTTGTACCGCCAAACAGATGCAGCGTGTTACCGTCCTGTGCACGCAGGCCGCGTCGCTCGGTGTAGCCGTTGCGGTCGAACTCAATGTAACCACCGGAGAACCAGTCGCTGGCAAGACCAGCAGGCAGGTTCGCGGTAATGGAAGAACCATCGAGGGCGGTGACCACCACGCCGCTGACCGCGAACCGGAGCGGGTCAACACGGCAGTTATGATCGTACAGCGCATAGGGGCACTGACGTCCCCAAGTGAGCCGGAGCCCGACCCGTGTAAACGTGCTGGCCAGACTGATGGTGATTAACTTGCAGGATTCAATCTGCTCGCGTTTGACGCTGCTGATCTCCCCGATCCAGACGACGCGAAACTCACCGGAGGTATCCGTTGCGTGCCAGCGCATGACCCGCACCCTGACGGCCCGCGAAGGCGGCGTGGAACGGAACAGCAGTGCCACCGGATTACTGGCCGGGACGGTGATATCCATCCCGTCACCGCTGCCGGAACTGAGACCACTGTTGCTGATGGCCTGTGCTTCCCAGACCTGACCAGCAAACTCGATATCTTTGTCGGCATTGCTGTAACGCCAGAACAGGCGGTCACCCAGCCGGAACTCATACAGCGTCAGCGGCTGGCCATCGGCCACGGAATATTCAAACTCACTCCAGCTCATCACGTACTCCGGTAAAGGTGGTGGCGACCCGGGCCACGCCGTCGGCGTCGGTCACATGCTCCCAGGACACGCTGTCGGCGTCCTGGCGGGCCAGGGTCATCAGGGAAACAGAAACAATCTGGTGCTGTTCTGCAGAAATGGCATCGCCATCGAGCACAAGACGCTCCACACCGCTGACCAGACTTACAGCGATGATGCGGCGGTAATAGCGGGTGCCATCAGCCAGCAGAATGCAGATATCGCGGCGACCCGGGCGAATACCCAGCTCAGTAAAACCTGCCTCGATCACTTCAACGGAATGGCCGCTGATGGCGGATGTCGGGGAAAAGTCCAGCATCTGCGAGGGCACCCATATCGGGCGCTGACGCCCCCGCAGGTACCACAGAAGCTGGCGCAGGGAAGTCTGTGCCAGACGGTTGACGGTGAACCAGCTGCGTGTCTGCCGCCAGAACGGTCGACCGGCGGTGTCCAGCCGGTACGGGATACCGCTGCTGTTGTCCAGCTCACGAATCAGGGGCTGATAGCTGCCGCTGACCGATTCGCCCCAGTCTGTTTCGGACTCAAGCACCGGGTGGCCACGGTACTGTGTGAGCACCGGCGTATCGCTGAAGGCATTGTGTTCTGCGATGCGGAATCGCACCTGCGCAGTTGACGCCGTATCAGTGAGACGGGACAGCGACGGCGGCTCTGTCAGCACCGCCGGACGCACCGGATACACCAGCGAGCCTGCAGGCCAGCTGTCGGTCAGCGGGGAGACCAGCTGCAGGGCATCCCCGGTTATACCAGCAACAGTGGCCATCCGACTGGTTGCATCAGGAGACTCATCGGTTTTCAGCAACACCGTTCCGCCAACAGAAAAGTCGCGCCCGGCGGTGGGTAGGGTAATCACTTCAGCGCCGCTGGATAACGCTGCCGGCAGCGCGAAAACATCAGGATAAACCGGCATGGCCCATGTGCCGGCACAACCCTGCCACAACATATTCTCAAAACGCTGACGGCCAGTGTCATGCACCAGCGCCGTGAACTCAAACGTCCGGCGTGGAGAAAGTCGACGGGAAATCCGCTGCTCAGCGCCGGTGGGCGACTGCAGCACATCGGTCTTCCACTCCAGCGTCTCGGTCACGCCACGGGACCAGTCGGGGTCTGCCAGCCAGGGGAATAACGTCGTCATTTATTCAGCCCCAGCCATTGTTTCAGGGTCGGTACCTGCGCTTTGAGCGACGTGATGAACTGGCGCTGGCCAGCCAGCGTCTGCGCTCCGGCGGTATAAACCTCGGACGGGTCCAGCACCAGTTGCTGCTGCAGGCTGATGGGCTGCAGCGACGCAGCGGCGGGCGTGGCCATCGCCGTTTCAGGCACGGATGCCGGGACCGGCATATTCTGCGCAGGGATACCCGCCAGTCCACCGGAGGCATGGCGAACGCGCGGAAGCCAGCCTTCTACCGCCGCCATACCGTGCCGGTTGAAGGCGTGCAGAAAGTCCAGCGCGCCGGGCTGCTGAACCACCGCAGCGCGGGTCACAAACTCCTTGTCGGAGAGCATAGCCGGAATGGAGTCGGAGGTGGTGCTGCCGGGGCCGCGAACCTGACCGCCATCAGCTGCAAACACACTGCCAAGAAGACCGCCAATACCACCGCTGCTCCCGATAAGGCTGGAGGTGGCCATCTGCGCCAGCTGCTGTGCCGCCAGCTGCGCCATGCTGTTAATGATGGTGAGGGCGAGGTTTTTCACCGCATCACGCAGGTTCATGGTGCCTTTGGCCAGCCCCATCAGGGAGCTTTCGATACCGCTCTGCAGGCCATCACGGAATGCCTGAGTCAGCTCATTCCCCGCCTGATTCAGCTTGCCGAGCTCTTCTTCAAGCTGGCGGATCATCTCCCGGATTTTGTCACCAGCTTCACCGGGGGCGGTGGCCATCTCTTTCAGCTGCGGGAGATAGCCCTTGATTTTGTCGCCAACTTCCTGGTGAAGCTGAACGAGGCGCTGCCGCCCCTGAATTTCATTAAGCAGACCACCCTGAACCTGCGCCTGAATGCTGGTTTCCTGCTGGGACTGGTACGTGAACAGGTCGTCCAGCTGCTTTTTGAGGTCATCGACGCGGATTTTGGTTTCAGCGACCGGCAACAGCTTATCGAGCCAGTTCAGCCCCTCTGTGTTACCGCTGGCTTCAAACTCGCGGCGCAGGTCAGATACGCGATTCTGCAGCTCGAGCATCGATGCGCCAGCGGTGTCGCCGGTATCGCGCAGATACTCCAGCTGCAGCTGGAGGTTCTGCCCCTTAAACTCCTGGGCGGTGATGGCCGCATTCGCCGCTTCGGCCTGACGGCGCTGTTCGGCGGTCAGGTTACGGGTCGCAATCTCCTGGGCACGTGTGGCCGCAGCACCTTCAACACGCTTATCGGCCTGTTTCTGGAGCTGTTCGACAAAACGCTGGTTTTCTTCAGTCTCCTGCTTTGTCGCCCGGGCACCTTCCTGTGAGGCTTTGCGGGCCGCTTCAGCAGCATCAATCTGTTTTGCCGTTGCCCGGGCTTTATCCTGCTCGGCTTTACTGGCATCAGAAAGGGCACCGTTGCGAATATCGGCCTCGACGCGATCCAGTTCAGTGATGGCTTTTTTCTGGTTCAGCGTCTGCTGCAGCTGTTTGTTGTACTGCTCGGCACCCTGAGCGGATTTATCCAGGGCCTTGACATCGGTATCCCAAGAACCACCGGAAAAGTTTTTACCGTCAGTGGAGGTGACGCCCCGGGACTGGAGTTCATCTCGTCCAGTCGCACTTTGCCACATGGTCTCGTAGTTTTTGCGAAGGTCTTCAATGGAATCCCGTTCCTTCTCTATATCGGAGCGGTTATTTTTCCAGGTATTCCGAAGTTTATCGGCAGCAGCAATGGTATCAGCATCGGTTTGTTTACGTTTTGCTTCTACCTGAGCTGTTTTAAGGAGTTCATCTCTCTGCTGTTTCAACAAATCCAGACGGGCTTTCTCTGCTGGGGTGACGGGAATAAAAACCGAACCAGCCATAGTACCGCCATCAGAAATGGTTTTTTCAAGGCGGGATATTTGATCGTCAAGACTGTTAATACCGAGCGCGGCAGCTACGCCACCCTTGAAGCTTTCCCACGTATCATTCGCTGCATCCTTAACATTTCCCCAGGCTCTGGCCACCCAGTTAAGCTTTTGTTCCATCTCCTTAAGCCGTTCTTCCGTGGCCTTTTTAAGTGCCTGAGATGCCACCTCAATGGCTTCTTCTTTTCGCCCCTGATCTTCGAGATTCTGGATACGCTGATAGGTCTCAAGGTCAAGATAATGGTACTGCTGGTTAGTGCTGGCCGCCCACGACGCCACACCCTCTGTCATTTTGGTGAACTGAGAGACCACCTGATCGGCTGACTGGCCGCTAAGTTCGGCCATCATACTGGCGGCTTGCGCCACCGAGTTCAGCGTTTCGCCGGTAAACTTACCGCTGCTGACCAGACCGCTGAGAATGTCACGAACATCACCGTAATTGCTTTTCATCCCTCCGATACTGACGGCCATATCTTCAAGCTGACCGGCTGTCGTCCCGGCAAAATTGCCGCTTTTCGCAATGGATTCGTTGAATTTATCCTGATCGCCGGAAGCGCTGAACGCGGCATACCCGACCGCAGCGATGACCGCTGCCACACCAACGAGCCCTACGCGGGCGAGTGTCACACCACTGAATAATGACCGGAACTGTTCCGCACCTTCCGCCGCATCACCCGCCGTGTCAGTAAGGGAGTCTCCGGCATCCTCGGAAGACGTGGACACATCACGAAACTTGCTGGCGATGATTTCAAAGATATTACCCAGCCCGCCGAAAGAGTCAGCAATTTGCCAACCCTGCTGGATGGCGACCATCCAGAGCGGCATACCGGATGCCAGGGAGGTGACGACGTCCGTCATCTGCATGGGCAGATACTTCATTGCCTGAGCGTACTGGCCCGCACTAATGGAGCCGTACTTCATTGCACTGCTTTGCTCCGATAACTTCTGGATGAGCGGCGCGGCTTCGTCTGAGATACCCAGCTGCGCGGCCTTGTATTCCAATAGTTCGCGGGTACTGAAATTCATCGTCTCGGCCTGCTCGCGCAGCCGGTTGATGAACTGCTCTTTGCTTGCCGCCTGCTGAGCTTCCGCCTGCGCGGCTTCCCGTGCTGCTGCAGCCTCCTGCCGTCCGGCTTCGGTCGAGGCATGGGCTGCTTTCTCGACCTGCACACGCATCTCATTCAGACGGGTCGAGTACTGCTCAAAGTCATCATCGCCAACCAGACCCGCGCCACGAAACGCATTCAGTTGCTCTTCCATATCATCCAGTCGGCCATAGGCAGCGACAACCGGATCGATACGGTTGACCAGAGCGGTCAGTGCGGTCCGCTGGGCATCGATATCTGCTGTGGTGCCGTCCATGCCGTTCTGGAGCGAACCCATCTCAGCCCGGGTTCGGGCCAGCGCAGCCTGATAACCGGCATATTCCGTCGCGGCCTGCTGGACGGCATCGCCGGTCTGAGAGGTCGTGGAGGCTGCGGCCTGTTCGGCCTGTGCCTGACTGCGTGCCGCTTCAGCAACCTGGCTCTGAGCCTGGGCGGCGCTGTCGAGTTTCTGCGAGCTGGTTGTTGCTGCAGAGCCAACATCTTCCACATCTCCGGCCAGCCCCTGCAGGGCACGGCTGGCATCCGCGAGGTCGGCGCGGATTTTCAGCATTAAATTGAGGGTGGAGTTATCGGCCATGACGCACCTGTATATAAAGGAAGAAAAAGCCCCGATCAGGATTTCAGGGCATTCACCCGCTGAGTGGCGGTATTGCCACCGGCAAATGCGGCATTGACGTCAAATACGCGGTCAATGCACGCCTGCCGGTGTTGCCGTAGCGCTTCGCTGTAATACAGCGTCAGCTGGCGGAGGGTGTAGGTTCCGAGCCTGCCCGGGTCGTGTCCGGCCCGGATGAGGGTTGCGAAGATGCTGCCGAAGCCGACAATTTCGCCCGTGTTGCCCTGATGGTTTCCAGCCGGACGACAGCGTTCATAAAAAAACGGCGGTTCTGGGTCCACCACCAGTCAATCAGGCTCTGCCCCTCACCGGCGGGCAGCAGCGCCACCCACTGAACGGGCTGGTCCACAGAGCAGGCGATGAGTTCAGGGATATCACCGGCGTGCTTTCGCAGCACGGCTTCAATCTCTTCAATCAGGGGCCACTGTGTCTGCATGACCTCCGCCAGACTGTGGGTGAGCGCATCCAGTTTGTCGCCCAGCTGCAGCATATCCACCAGGGTGTATTCGCGGATAACCAGCCCCCGGCCCGCAATGGTGATATTGCGGGTCGAGAGCAGCACGCTCAGCTCGTCTTCGGTATCGGCGGGTTTCTGCTTGCTCATGCGACAGGCTCCGCAACATCAATGACGCGGCCAAAGCGACCGATGGTCGGGTCGTCCGGGCGGGCATTGTCGTACAGCACGGTGGAGGTGGTTTCCAGCCCTGCCAGCGAGGTGTCGCCCTGAATCAGTGCCAGCGCTGAGGCCGGGGAGAAGGAGATTTTGTAAAGCTCCAGAATCTTCGCCGCACCGCCTTCGGCAAGGTTAATCCCCTCGAAACGCAGGTAGAAATCTTCCGGCTGCTGCGTGAACAGCGTGGTGTTGACCGAACCTGCATACTTATAATTCACGGACGGTGCCGTTGCCTGAGCGGTCAGGAAGGTGATCGCCCCGTAGGTGTAATCCACTTCGTAGTCGGTCCCTTCCACCAGAGTACCGATAACCACGCTACTGACGCGCTGATGGTCCAGAATGTAGCGTTCACCCGCCACAATACCTGCCGGTAGAAGTTCGCCGGTGATGGTGCCTGCGGGGATCACAACCTGCTCACCGTACAGCACCACGGCCAGATTCTCCGGGGCCAGATCGTGCCACGTTGACGTCAGCGTACCGTCCTGGTTGGTGACAAAGCTGCGCACCGTGCCCCGGCGTCCGGAATAACTCTCTTTGTGGTTAAGACGCTCAACCGTCAGCGCCAGCGATAAGGCCGACACATCGCCAACCCAGCGGAATGCACCGGGCTTGCCGTTAGCCAGACGACGGGCCAGAAACACTTTCCCCTGGCCGTAGTAGTAGGTTTCAAGCTGTGCCATTGTCTTCCGGCTCCTGTTGTTTGCTTTTGCCACGGTTGCCCTGAGTGTCGCTGACGACCGGAGTGGCAACCCCGATAAGTTGATGGTCCCGGAGCCAGACTTCTTCGGCTTCGGTCACGGTGATGGTTTCACCGGCTGCAAAGCGCTTACCCTGATGGGTATGCGGCTGCAGGAGTTTTACGTCGGGCATCGTCTGCCTCCGATAACATGATTGACCTGGAAGGTATCCATCCAGAGCAGGGTACCGCCGTCATAGTCCAGAATGTCGCCCTTGAGCCACTGGATACCGGTGGTCGCGAGCTTGCCGGGCACCCAGCCAATCAACTGGTCGCGTATCTGGCCTACCAGCGGGCTGATTTCATGGGTCAGACCGTCTGCACCCTGGCCATAGTTGCGCACGGCAACGGCCACGCCGAAGACCGCCTCGGCAACCTGTGCCCGACTCCCGTTCCCCGGAACACCGCGCTCAGGCCCCATCAGCACATACGCCCCGGGGACCGCAAAACCGGATAACTCCGTCACCTGGCTGTATTCGACGATGGTGCCAAGGAAGCTCAGCGGGGACGGCGTCAGTGGCTGCAGGCGCTCGACGATCAGACTGATAGAAAACGGTTCGCTGCTCATTTTCCGAAATCCCTCAGTGAGTCCATGCTGAACGTGCGACCGGGGCCATCCACCATCGGCGGACCGCCAGCGGGTTTCTGCGTATCGGTCGCGCCGAGGCTGAATTTGCCGTTAGCCAGCTGCTCCATCAGCTTCATCGCATCGCGGTAATCACGGACAATCGGGTCTGTCCGTTCATCAGAAATACGATGCTGATGCAGCTTGTAGCGCACGACGGAGCGGCCCCAGCTGCTCAGGATCGGGTGGACCTTCACCAGCGGCAGGGTGTAACCGCGCTGGCGGAGATAACCGTCAATCAGGTTCTGCGCTTCTTCCACCGCACCGCCAATGCGCTCCACCACCTCAAGGGCCACAGCCACTTCAGCAGGAGGCCATGACGTGGTCTCTTCCCCACGTAACACCGCATCCAGCAGTTCCGGTCGGGCCGGAGGCTTGCCCGGAAGCTGAGTCACCTGAGACAGTTCGACCGCACCCGGGCGGTCAGCCAGTTCAGCAAGGGAGATATACCAGGTCACGGCCATCACTCGCCTCCGCTTATGCCGATACGGCATTCTGGAAGAAGTAGCCACAGTCCTGAGCCACAATCAGCTCGCGCACGGACTCACCGACACGGACGCGCTGGCCTCCGCGCATCCCCATGTCCGGATCAGGAATGGAGCCGGAGACACGGGAGCCAAACTGCGCGGTAAAGCCGAAGGTCACGCCACCCTGGGTATCGGCCAGCAGATTACGGTAGATAAAGGCGGCATGGTTGGCCCAGGCACGCACCAGTACCGGCTTCTGGCCCGGTCGGGCGATATTGACGAACGCCGAACCGACGACGATTTCGTCGAGTTCCAGCAGGCCGCGAAGGAAGTCCAGCGGTACCAGGCCATCTTCACCCAGTGTGCCGTTATATGCTTTCACGACCGACGGGTTCTGACGCAGGGCTGTTGCCGTAGAGCGTCCCAGTACTGCCACGTTCGGGCGCATGATCATCTTGTCGAGCGCAGTGACAATTTTCTTAATCGGTTTGCTCGCGTCGTTGTCCCACTGGTCAGCAGCAGCCAGGTTTTCTTTATTACCCACAGGGTAATTGGCCGCGTTAAACACCTCTTTACTGGTGCGAACTTCGCGGTCGAGCATGATGATATCGGACACGCGCTCAGTCGCACGGCCCAGCGGATCGTAATTGGCAGGAGCATTGTCAATATCGGACTGCGGAACCGGTGCATCAAGGGCGTAATCGTTGGTCGAGGAGGTCTCATCCTCTGCATCAAACTCAATCTGATTGGGTTGTGACGTCCGTCCGACTGTGGTGGTCGGTACGGTGAAGCCCTGACCGAGATCGAACTTCCACCATTTAAACTCGGCTTTCCCCACCGGCACGCGCGGTAACACGCTGTCGGCAATCAGGGAGAGGTTACGGTACCCGATGGCAATCGCCGTCAGGTGGGGGTCAATCGGAAACGGTGCTTTGGCCATTCTGAATTACTCCGGAAAAATAAGATGAAAAATTCTGTTTGTTACCCCTGGTGCTGCTGTCAACCGCCTCCGGCTGCAGCAGCGGCCAGTTGACCCGGAGCAATCCAGACAGAGCCGAGATCATCTTCGGCACCGTCATACTCCGCAAAGCCGAGATAGAACTGACCCGCTGTAGCCGGAATTGCACGACCATCAGCATCAGCCGTCAGCGGGTCACCGGCGACAACATCACCACCATAGATAACCGGCGTCAGCTGGCTGCGAACCACATCAGCGGGTTCCCCGACGCTGGCTGCAACGAGGGTGGTGACACCGATAATCAGCTTGCTGCCATCGACGGCCAGAGTGATTTCGTCCGGCACCGTGCCATGCGTGACCATACGACGCGCAGCCAGTGCCACTTCTGCCTTATGGCAGGTGATCAGACCCGGAATATTCATTGCTGGACTCCTTTCTTCACGTGGTTAACGGCGTCCGTCATGGAGATGGTGCGACCCTGTTTAGCCTGCTCTGCCTGATAGTTCTGTGCGGCAGTGGCCAGCGCGGAAGCATCGGCGAAATCGACAGGATCATCAGCCGTGCCGGTTTTTTCGCTGAAATTCACGACGGCAGGTTTAGTGCTGAGGATCTCGCGTAGCAGTGCCTCCGGCGACTGACTGATAGTCGTCTCCCCTTCAGAGAAAGAGAGCGGCTCCTGGGACAGGTTCATCAGCACTTCGACAATGGCTGTTTTCTGGCGCGGAAGAATGCTACCGCCCTTAACCAGACCATCGGCAAACGCCACGGTGGCAGTGCGTTTTTCCTCCAGTTGTCGGGTACGGGCAACTTCCTCGTCTGCAGCCAGTTTGGCTTCACGTGCTGCCAGCGCGGCTTCACGCTCGGCGAAATCCGTCGCCGTACTGGTGGTCTTTTTGTTCGGGTCCACATTGGTCTCCTCGGCATATGCCAGTGGTGAGATTGACTTACGTTCATCGGTGGCCGAGTCCAGAATCGACTGGATACGCCACTGAGGAATGATGGAATCGGCCTGCTCGATAGTTGTCTCCTGAATCACCCAGTCGCGAATCGACTGAAACAGGCTGGCCAGATTGTCGGCTTCCCACGGCAACGCGAACTCCAGCGGGCCGTTATCGCCGCTGGCCTCTGCGAACTGCGCATCAGGGAGCCCTTTGACGCCAGGAGGGACGGCCCCCAGAAAACCCACGTGGCGGGCATAGAAATGACCGGGTTTCGGGTTGCCGGGGCTGTCAGGCTGATAAATAGAGAGGGAACGTTTTTTGTAGCTGCCCGCGTTGAAGGCTTCCGCAAAAGCCGGATTCACCTGACGCGGCGCGGCATAGACGATGCCGTCACGGTACTCAAGGCGTTCCGCCCAGCCATACGCCGGAGCGGTCAGGCTCGGGTGTCCGATGACAAATGGTGCTTCCGATACTGAAGGGTCGTAGCTGTTGGCCAGATCAATGCAGTCTTCGGGGGTGAACGTGATGGTCCGGCCATCCATCGCGGTGTGGGTGCCGGGGGCAAAAACCGCAAGTGTCGCTTTAGCTGTGCTCGTCGTCATGGCTGTCGTCATTCTGGTTGTCAGGGGTTATGGCGACATCATGACGAAACGTGCTCAGGGGGTAATCTGCCCACGGACAGATAAAAACGAGACGGAAGGTAAAACTGAGGGCCAGCGCAGGGGAGGAAAAGGGCCGGGAACCGTATTAAAACGTATTATAATACGGGTCGCCAGCGTGGATTGCGTCATCGTAGCCTGGCGACCACCAGAACGCGTTACAGGGCGTCTGACGGCGACATCAGTTAAACGCCCCCTGCAGGTAGTTTTTTGCCATATCGATAAGGGTTTCCCCTTCCGCTTTCGACACACCCAGCCACTTTCTGGCGGGGATCGTGATTTTGTAGGCCGGAATGGTGTGCCACTGTGAGTAGTTTGATTTCGACTTACGGACGAACTGACTGGCAACCTTGCCGTTTTTCTTCTGCCGGTAATACGCCTGCTGACTGCGGGCGGCGATTTCGATGGTCCCGCCAAACTGGTGAATGGCACCATAGATCCGGTTCGTACCGAACAGCAGTTCATCAGCATTCACCTGCCAGCGCAGGGTGTTACGCAGATAACCGTCGCGGGTGAGAACCTTGTCCGCATTTTTCCGCTTACGTTTCCGGTACCGGGCCGACAGCTCCTGCCACGGTACGCCCTCCGGCGATGTCTGCTCCGTGAAACGCTGCTGGTGAAACTCCAGCAGACGCTCTCCCATTGAACGCAGCAGCGGTGCCGGGCGCATCATTTCGGTCCGTGCATCCCACAGTCGGTTCAGCGCATCCTGAGCATCAAACGTCAGCGTCACACCCGACATCGTCAGTCCTCCCGCGACCACAGGCTGATACCCTGTCGCAGGGACTGCAGCAGCGTATCATCAGTTGAAATATTCCCGGCCCAGCCATCGCGCCCGGTGGCGAACACCACCGACAGCGGGTCCACTTCACCTTCCTGTTGCAGGCGTGCCAGGTAATAGCGCCTCACCAGCGACTGCTGCTCTTCCGGCAACCAGACAATCTGCGCCCATATTTCATCGGGGTGACGGACAGCCTCGGCCAGCTGAAGTGCCTGCGCCAGTGTCAGCGGTATCTGGCCCTGACCGTTCGGCGATGTGAACATGTCGCTGCCAATGGCAATGCGCTGGCCTGTCGGGTCCCGGAACGCTGCATCGCGATCAGCGGTCGCGCCAAACAGCTGCAGGAAGGTGTCCACCGCATCAGTATCGCCTTCAGGCACCGGAGCCGAACGGGGCGCTGGCAACGGTGCCGCTGTGGCTGGCGATTCCGCCACCGGCGTGAATGGTCCGTCACCGACCGGGTTACTGCCCCGGGGTGGGGGCACCTCGCTGAAATACTGGCTGCGGCCCGGGGTATGCTCAAAGCCCGGGTCAATCCCCTCCGGCACAATAACGGTCCTCGGGCCACCCGGGCTGCGCTGACCAATCACGCGGGCCAAGAATTTAATCGGGGGCGCAGTATCCGGGCCGTCTTTGCCCATGCGTCGCAGGTCGTCTTCGGTGCGGGCAATCACACTGCACTGACAGCCCCAAGCATTGATCGGGAAATGGTAAATCCACCACGGGTCATCTGCCCGCAGCACCATACCGTTCCAGCCCAGATGCTCCTGGCGGGGATGCTCCACCGCATCGCTGTGGACATACTCCCAGTACGGATGGGTGTCGCGCATGTCCATCAGCTGCTGGTAGCGTCCGGCCATGTAAGCGTTGCGCAGGTTCGTCTCGTAAATGGTGCGGGAGCGCCACTCAAAGCCGCCGTTATAACTCCAGCCATACCGCGCAACGATGGCCGCAAAGTCCTTGCGGAAGGTTTCCAGCGTACCACCGTCAAGACTTTTCTCGACTGCGGTACGCAGGTCTGCCAGCAGGGCATCCCGGCTGGCTCCGGCAACCATAAACTCATTGTCATGCGCGGAGCCATAGACATCTGTCCAGGCATCGGTCTTCGTACTGAACTTGCGACGGAAGAAGGCGATCTGCTCGCTGAACGGCAGCGAGCCATAGCTGACGTTACCGGCCATTCATTTCCTCCAGCAGATCGTTGCGTCCTGCCAGGGCGGCAGCGGACATGGCTTCGCCCAGAATACGGGCATAGTCATCAAGCGACATATCAGGTATCAGCGCCGTCAGGCCGTCACGCAGCTCGTCGGCGGTCTCAACTGAGTCAACCAGCGCTTTTATCTGATTGATCCAGCCGTCCATGACCGGGCGCAGTTCGGTGTTTAGGCGACCGGCCATCAGTGTGGACGTATCATTATGGTCCGGGTCATGCTCCGCAAATGACGATGGTGCCGCGCCACGGGGAACGGATACCGGTTCAGGCTTCGGCTCCCACTCGCCACCATAGGTCTCTTTAATGGTGGCCAGCGTCGGACGATAGCCGGTGGTCTCGCTGATGGTTTTGTCGCGCTCAGCCCGGTCTTTCAGGTCTTCCGCCTCTTCAAAGACGCGGGACACCACCGGCACTGCGGCATCGGGGAAATTAAACTCGGTAAACCATTTCCCCGGGCCACGATTCCATGACTCGCAGATAACATCTGCATCAGCCTTGACGATGGAATCCAGCACCTTGTCCTGCAGGGACTCGTTGCCACCGATACCTTTTGCCGCGCCACCTGAGCTGGATATCTGACCCACCGTCACGCGGCGGATGGCCTCATTCATCGCGTTGTACATCGCCTGATAGTCAGCGGCACCGGAACGGGCAGCAGACATCAGTTCGACGCTCATCCCCTCGGGCATAATGACGCCGCTGTCGGTCGAAATGGCCCGGGTCAGCGCCAGCAGGTTACGTTTCTGCTCCTGCGTGGCCCCTTCTGGGTGTTTCCCGGCGACGGTTGGCATCCCGAACTTGTCCAGGAAAATCAGCCAGAACTTGATATCGTTGCGCTTGAAGAACGTCGGCCAGTACAGCCAGTGCGCCAGCCCCAGACCATAGGGTTCATCATCATGATCTGCGCCGGTGGAAAATGACCAGAAATACGGCCCCTCGCAGGGCTCACCAGCCATCATGTTCTGTGGGGTCAGCAGACGCAGTTCGCCTTTCGGGCTGAAACGGAAGCGGCGACGGTCGCGGACCTTAATGTCGTCAATCCACAGTAAATTATCCCGGACACCATAAATCAGCTCTGACACCGCATAGCCATAGAACACGCCATAGTGCATCAGACGGGTGATGCGGTCGAAGCCCAGCGCGTCTATCTGCTGGCGCATGGCGTCTGCCGCCTCGATATCCACCGGGCGCTCGCCTCCGGCCTCGACCTTAATCTCACGGGATATCAGCGCATCCTGCCGCTGGCTGAAGGCTGACTTGACCTCATCGTCACTCAGTACCTCGCGGTAAATCTTCAGGTCAGGTGCGCCGCGATGCTGCAGAACGCTGTCATCGGATAATGCCAGCGCACCAATCCACGGGCGGGTGATATCGCGCCCGTCACCGGTCGAGGCAAACTCGCGCCCCAGTTCAGGACGCGGTGTGGATGAGGGTTTTGATGGCATTTGTCTTTTTTGTTTTTTGCGACTCACAGGAATCCTCCAAAGTCATTAATGCCACGCACGGTACCGAACCCGGTATCAGTGAATTCACCGGCGCTGCTGCTGTCGCCGAAGCCTGACAGCACGCGGAAAATATTGCGCTCACCGGTGGACTCAAATGCTATCTCAGTGGCCAGATTCAGGGCAGCATAGTTCGCCAGACAACCGGCAATCGCCGTATCGCCGTGACGCACCAGTTCGGGGTCTTTGAGGTCTTTTTTCTCCAGACTGGCCACCATCGGCACGCCATCGATATTTTCCACTGCCCGCAGATCCTGCGCCGTGTTCTCATCGCGTGGCAGGATGATCATGCTGTCCTCAAACAGGCCGGTGAATTTCGGCATCCAGAAGCCGTACCACTTGCGGTTCAGGGTAATTTCAGCGATGCGCGGGCGACCATAGCGGTCGGCGGTATACTCGGCCAGTACCATCCCCGGTCCGGTGGCATCCATCGCGCCGCCTGACTGGCGGGGAAGATGCTCGATTACCCAGAACAAAATCTGCTGCTGCAGCGCTGAGGGCACGTTGTTCAGCTCCAGCAGAAACGGGACGTCACGACACAGGTTCTGCATGATGGCCATCGGTACGATGGAGGAGAAGTGCCGGTGGCGGGCGAAGTCCATACCAAACACGTGGCGCAATTCCGGGTTAAGGGTCTCCGCCATCACCGGGCGCAGCTCCTTATCAATCCAGTCATTACCCCATGCGGCACGTTCTGCTTCGGTCATATGGATAAAGTCATCATCCAGCGCGAGGCGGATGACGGGCCGTTCCTCCGGCATGGCCCGCTCGATCCAGACGCCTGGAATACAGATACCGTTACCATCGCGGGGAATAGCGTCCAGCTCCTCGCGCATCGCCGCTTTACGCGGGCCATAGGCGTTACGGATGCGGTTATACCAGGTCTTTTTCCCTTCGACGGTTGCCGCTTCGCCTTTCATCGCGCAGACCCGCTCAAACAGGCCATTGGCGACAGCATCATCAAAGGTCACGGTAAACACGGCGGCGTCATCGCCATAGCGGCCCGCTTCAATATCGTTACAGAACTGACAGAACGGGTTGTTCTTGCCGTTATGGGAACTGATGATAACGATACGCCCGCCCCAGATAAGCAGTGCCGTCGCTGCATCCAGTACGCCCTGTACATCCTGGTGGAATGCCGCTTCGTCGATAACCACCACGCCCTGCAGACCACGGATGTTGGCTGGCCTGGACGAGAGCGCAGCAACCTGGAACCCGCTGGCAAAGCGGACCCGATAGGCCGCAATCATACGGGTATTACCCTGTTCGTCCTGGTCTTCGAAAAGGAACTCTTCAATCGCTGAGACGTCCTGCGCCTGCTGGGCTGCGATGACGCGGGCGAACTTGGCCACGTAGCCAATGAACTCCAGCCCTTTCTCTTTGGTGTCGCCGATGTAGTAGACGTTGTCGCCGCCAGCGGCTTTCTGCGCCCCGGCTATCAGGGTCGAGTTAAGCCCCCAGGCAAAGGTGATGCCGGTACGACGGCCTTTCGGGATAGCCAGAATAGAGACGTCATACTTAAGGCATTCGACCTGGTGTGCCATCAGCACGCCGTCGGCAAACGGGTTGAAGCCGAACGGGATTTCCCTGGCCCGCGCCGGAAGTTCGTCCCATTCGACGGTACGGATGGTGGACGCTAATGGTTTCATCACTTGATCCCCAGCACGCGCTCACGCCAGAACTGCACCTGGTCTTCGCTTAACCCCTGCGCTCTGGCCGTCTCTTTCAGGTTCTCTTCCTGCTCGCGCAGCAGCCGCTCACGGGCGGCACGCTCAATCTCGCGGCGCTCATCGAGGCTGGCCTTACGCGACTGCAGAACGTCTTTTGCTGCCCGGGCGAGATGGCGCACCGTGTCGATATCCGGATCTTCTTCCTGCTGAGCGGTAAAGGCGGCATGGGTGGTGAGCGTGGTGACGGCCTGAACCATCAGGGCTCCGGCGCGTTCGTCGGGATTCTCTCCCAGCTCACTCACCAGCAGGCGGGCCATCTGATCCTGCTCGCGCATGCGACTGACCATTTCGCCAAACGTCTGCTTATAACGACCCAGCGCACTGCGGCTGGGTGCGTCCTCGCCCGGGAAGTGTTCGTGAATGTCAGCCAGCAGCTCATCCAGCGTCATACGGTCTTCCCGCAGACGGCGCTCGATATGGGCGCGGACGTCAGGCTCCAGACGGTGAATCGTGGACTTTCTTCCCATATCAGCCCCCCGCGCCGGGACGCTTCACGCCAGGCACAATCGCCCGACCCGCAGCCACATCAGCGCCGCGTTCGGTCAGGCGGGCAACCAGCACCGTCCCGATATCTTCAACTGTCACCAGACCCTGCTCTTCAAGCCAGCGCAGCTCTGATTTAATCTGATCGCGGCTGGGGGCGTGGCCATAGCGGGTCAGTGCCTGGTAAATGACTGAACTGTTGGAGCTGTAGCTCGGCATTTCGGATAAAAAACGCAGCATGACGAGGCGCTGGTCCTCACGCAAAAAACTGGCAAAGTTCATGGGTCCTCCGTTATTTCTTCTGCAGCAGATAGGCTTCAATATTCTCAGTACGACGATAGGTGGCCGCTATCTGCTCCTGCATCCCGTGCATCTGGGCTTCAGTACGGCTCAGTTTTGCGATGAGTTCGGTGATTTGCGACTGCGTTGGCACCGATTTAATCTGCGCCTCAACGGTGGTGATGCGGGTGCGCAGCTCCAGCAATTCCTTCTGACTGGCGGACTGGCGACCAATCAGCCAGGTATAGACACCGACCACCGCCATCACTGCCCATTGCAAAAATGCCCAGTCGAATCTCAGTTCATTTATTCCCACAGTTACCCTCCTGGGCACACTTGATGACTTCAACCAGTTGACCGGCGCACAGGCCGTACTGGTCATATAATTGCTTCTGAGCCACCGCGAGATCGTCCATGCTGCTACTTGCCGGAAACACCGGTCGAGGGCATGGTACGGTCATCCTCGCGGGTAAGACCCGAGGAAGCGGCTGTTGCTGCTCTCTCACGGGCTCCGGCGAGTTCCTGCATGACGTCAGCATCAAACCTGCAACCAGCACGACTGGCAGGGTTCTTTTTGAGAGCCTCACGAATGGCCTCCGTGGATTTTTCATCCGCCTGCTGGCGGGCGTTGATTTGTTGTGCCAGTAAGTTGCTGGCCTGATTCGCCTGCGCAGTCAGTTGCCTGGCCCCGTCGATAAACTGATTCAGGGAGTCGGCGGCCTGCTGAGTCTTCTGATTCGCAACCTCAAGGCGCACATCCGCTTCCCCGCGCTCGTATCCCTGACGCCAGATAAACCAGACCGAGCCCAGCATCAGCGCTCCCCACAACAGATAACGGGCGATCACCTTCACCCACTCAGTCGACGTCATTGCACTCTCCCGGTCCCCAGCCCGCTGCCAGATAGCGCGGTTGCCAGGTGTAGATGATTTTCAGGGGATAGCCCCGGTTCTCGCGAAAGTTGGCAGCGCTGCGGCCCGCATTCACCTTTTCGACCTGGTTCCAGTAACGACTGGCATCCAGCCCGCGACTGGTGGCCAGCTTCCGGTCTTTCTGGACCCAGCCCAGACCGCCGTTATAGGCCGACAGCGCAAAAGCCATGCGGTCACAGTCGCTGGCGGTACCCGGGATACGTTGCCAGTGCCAGCGGTTGTACTGCACAAGCGCCCGCATGGCCCATGACGGGTTATATGGCTGATGGTCTTTCAACTGGTCGGGGTAAATACCGGCAATCCAGCTGGCGGTTGCTGGCATAAACTGTGCCAGCCCCTGCGCTCCGACCGGAGAACGGGCGCGGGCGTTCCACTGGGATTCCTGATGGATTTGGGCGGCGAAGGTGGATACCGGAGCGTTGAGCCCCCAGACAACACGGGCATTGCGGGTCAGCTCGCGCTGGTATTGCCGGGCCTCAACCGGAATGCTGGCCGCAAAGACCGGGTGACAACCACTCAGCAGGCAAAGCAGGATGAGGGACAGCGCGAGTCGGATCATCGTCAGAGCCCCATTGTCACGCCGAGGCAGATCGCCGCGACAATCATTGCCCGTCGCAGCAAAACAGCGGCAAAAATCAGCTCATAGCCCGTTGCCACGGGATATTCAGGTTCATTGCGGCTCACCGGCACCGGCTTGCCAAGGTTCTCTTTCCAGTCATCTATCAGATAGCTACCCGGACTGGCGTAAGGAAACAGTGCCCGATCAAGGTGGTATCCGAGAATGGCAGCGATGGAAACCAGAGACAGCTTGTACAGCGTGACGCCGAGCTGTTCGGGCGAAATGACGGCGATAGCGGCCAGCAGTGCAACGGCAAGGATGATCCAGTTGCGTAGCCGCTGGTGACGGACTTTGTGAAGTAACGACATGAGGTGACTCCTGTAATCTGTATGAGGGCAGAATAAACAGGAGTCATTTTGTGCTATGGGTTCGGGGGATGTAATTTGCCCCCGGGCAGAATATTTTAAGGTACTATAAAAAGGTAACGCTGTAGCTGGCAGTCGCCTTCAGCCCCAAAGGTAATTACTTGATCGGAGAATGATATGTTAACAGCTATTTTTCGCCTTTTTCGTCGTCAGGGAAGCCGGGATGAGCGTCTCCAGGCAGCAATTGATTCCGAGATAGAGAAAATTCATCAACAATCTCGTCAACGGTCGCAGTTGACAGCCAAGATATCATCGCTTCCTTCTGATGTTCTGGCACATCGCTCAAAAGCTGCGCCTGAAAATGGAAACAATTTGTAGCGTCTTTTATATTAGCCCCGGGAGCCAAAGCCTCGGTGAGAATTAGCTCTATTCCCCTGGCGCACTGTTGATCACCTGATGCTGATGCAAATTCCCGATATGCATTGACCAGGCCCTCTAGGTCCTGACGTTGCTCTTCCGGAACGGCCTGAATAAGAATATGCAGGAGTTTTTCCTGCACATTCAACCGATGTTCCAGAACCTCTTGTTTAGCCAGTATTTTAATCAGCAACTCATTGTCCATCATCACTCTCCTTATGCCATCAGAAGTCCGGTGGTATGAACTTCGTCACATCATTGGTTTTCCCTGTTCTACTGGATGAAACCAATAGTCCTGTTTTCTTGCTGGGACGCGAGGAAGTTATCCAGGTCATCTTCATAAAGGCCCATGATGATTTTCTGTAAGTGGTTGAAGAAGACTGTATATGAGGCATCGCCGTCTGTTTCGATGATATGTTTCTTATCGTCACCATCAACCATCACTTCAAACTTACTTTTATCTTTTTGTTTAAATTTGAAAATGATCAAAAGCCTTTGTTGCGGGTAGACGTTAGGTGCTGAAAATATTTTGATCTTGAGGCCCATATGCCAGTAAGTATCGTCATCCAGATGCATGGCACCGGGGATGGTAATACCTTCTTTTTCGGTTGAAGTGTCATTCTCTGGAACCCATTTAAAATTTGCTTTGGTTAAACCAAGGTACTGGATGTATCTGCGACCTAAACCAATAGCAAAAGCCGTAGAAAGCTCGCGGTAGGTAGAATAATTATCCTGGGATACTTTATAAGCTGCACAAATCTCTTCAAATTTACTCATAAATTCCTCGCCATTGGCATAGACAAAAGGGGGTGCCGTTAGTCTCCATTCCCTTCACGAAAAAGTTCGCTCCAGTGCTCAATTCGTTTCAACTGAACCTCAATAACAAGTTTGACCAGCGGCTCCTCAGGCTTTCCTGAAGAACTGGTTTTTACTGCATGCTCTGCAACCCTGTCGGCCACCCACTGGTTCCAGCTTTGGAGCCTGACAGAGGGGGAATTGCTGGCGATGCAACATGCGTGAGCTATCTCGTCAATTGCAGCATTGGCCTCAAGGACAAGAACTCTTTTTTGCAGGGAGTTATTTAACTCTGTGAGTTGGTTTATTGCTTCGGACAACTGTTGCGTTTGTTCATCCATCAAACTAACTCCGTGTTTTTCCGTCCCGGGGCAGATTAGCTTTACGATTTTGTCGCGGACAATAGAGGAGAAAGAGCGGCCTGCGGGATGCGCTAACATCCTGCAGGCCAGTAACACACAGAGCATTCCTGTGAGTCACATCACGGCTCAGTCCGTCTCGCGAGACAGATTCACCCTACTGTATTTTCATTAAATGAAAAAGGCTTACAGAATATGAAATCTCAGTTTTTGCCAGTATTACCGTGGATGGGGGGTAAACGCCGCCTGGCCAGACACATTCTTCCGTTATTTCCGTCACACACCTGCTACGTGGAGCCGTTCTGCGGTGCTGCTGCGCTGTACTTCATGAAAGAGCCCAGCAAGGTTGAGGTCATCAATGATATTCACGGCGAGCTGATCAATCTCTACCGGGTGATCAAGCATCACCTAGAAGAGTTTGTCCGGCAGTTCAGATGGGCGCTGGTCAGTCGCCAGATATACCGCTGGATGAAGGATACCCCGGAAGAAACACTGACCGATATTCAACGAGCAGCCCGCTTCTTCTACCTGCAGAAACAGGCTTTTGGCGGCAAGGTAGCCGATCATACCTTTGGCACCACTACCACCAGCGCACCACGTCTTAACCTGCTGCGCATCGAAGAAGAACTGTCGCTGGCTCACCTGCGGCTTTCCAGAACCACCATCGAGCATCTGGACTGGGCTACCTGCATTAAGCGGTACGATCGCCCCCATACGCTTTTTTATTGTGACCCGCCGTACCTGAAAACGGAGGGGTATGGCGTTGAATTCAGGCTGGAGGAATACGAACGCATGGCGGAACTGGCGCGGACCATCAGCGGGAAAATGGTTATTTCGGTTAATGATATCGAAGAAATGAGGGAAACCTTTGCCGGGCTGCGGATTCAGACGGTCGATATCCGCTACAACCTGCAGACAACGGGTAAAGCTGAACTCAAGCGAGAGCTAATTATCTGCAATTTCTAATCATATCCTGAAGAGAATGGCCGATATCGGCCATTCTGACCCTAGTTCAATTACTCTGCGTTCTATGTGTTTGAGGGCGTTTTGGACACACCTGGAGTACAGCCATTTTTTACCCTAAGTAGTTGCAGTTGTGACAGTCGGGTGTTTGCACTCTCAAGAGCACTATTTTTTTCCATAGTATTGCCGATGCCAAAATCACCCAAAAAGGAAAGAACTGAACGACCATCGAACTGACTTTCTTTATCAACATGTTGCAGAAAACCATGAACTTTGGCTTCCTCTAACTCTATTTCACGGCAAGACATAGTCTCCTTCTCATACTGAGTAAGTTCACCTTGTCGACCATAATTCTTTGTTGAACACCCAGTCACTAAAACCAAAGCAACTGCACTAACCCAGAGATAACGCATATTTATTCCTTACTTTGCTGTGCTAGTGGGGCAAATCAGCCCCAAAGACATCCCCGTAGCTCAATTATTACTATCGGGTGACGTTTTATTTTTCAGATAGTCAGCAATGCTCACCACATTACTTTTCCCAAACTCTCATTACTAGCTTGCGAACTTGCTTGGTTTTGGTTGTGCAAGCCCTTTGCCGACCTCAAGAATCGCCCTCCGTTGCTCTGGTGTCATCCCATCAAATGCATCCAGTAACTCTTTTTTTTCTGGAGACATCGCCTGCACCTCCTTTACAGAATGATCATTGCTCACTCCTGTGAGCAACCATGTTATATCAACGCCGAACTCCTGATGTATCCGTAGGAGGAAATCTCCGCCAGGCATAGCTTTACCATTTTCAATTTGGCTAATGCCTCCATTGGATATCCCCAGGCGAGCGGCAAAATCACGCTGGTTTAATCCAGCTTGTTTTCGAATAGAAATCACTCTCTCACCAACAGAAATGCTCATAAAAATGAATCTCAACATTGATATGCTCAAAATAATGAGCAATAATCTAACACACATAAGGCAAACATCATTGCATCAATAAAGGGGACAACGATGACTGCAGAACAAGTCAAAGCACTCTTTCGCCAACGGGGGGTCACTTTCACCCAGTGGGCTGAAGAGCAGGGCTACTCCCGGAACGAGGTCTACCGGGTTCTCAACGGCCAGACCAAAGCCAATTACGGCAAATCGCACGAGATCGCCGTCAAGCTGGGCCTCAAACCCGGCAACGTTGCAGCCTGAAATGCCTGCAATAAGTGTAACAGTGTTTCGTATATAGAAAAGAGGCAATGATATGAAACCCAGTACTCTGAAGCCCGGTATGCGTGTTTTGCTGACTCCTTCTCTGGGCAATACCGCTGCACGTTCAGCAACAGTAATCAAACGTCATCCTGCAGGCTGCGGACGGAAAGCCATTACCGTTGTGAATGTCGATGATTTTCGTGGGCTCAGCGGGCCCAACGATCAGGGCACCGTCCATCTTTCCGATTATGAGGTCTCCCGCTTGCTCACCCCTCTGGAGGTCAGATCATGAATAAGACCGGCACATCCACATCCGGTGGCCGCATCCTGCGGGTGCTCAAGGCACTCAAAGGGGCCTCACTGACAGGCCGTTCCAATAGCGAACTTGCGAAAGCACTGGACGAATCTCCGGCAAATATCAATCGCGCCCTCAACACTCTGATAGACGAAGGGCTGGCCCAAAAGCTGGATAACGGTCGGTTCGCTCTGAGCGTTCAGCTTCTGCAAATTGCCCTTGCTCACAGCAATGAAATGGCCCGCGCTCAGGGTCGCATCGATGAAATGAACCAGCGCATCGTCTCTGGCAGTCACTAATTAAGGAAAAGCAAGAATGGCACGTACTAAACAGCAATCTACAGAGCTTGCACCGGACGTAGAACTAAATCCTGAACTGGCGGCCACCCAGAATCTGATGGCCACAGTCAGCAGCCAGATGAATGATGAACGTGACCTGCTGAACCAACTGCTGGGTCAGGCTCAGATGGCTGATGCATTTGAGCAATTTTCCCGAACGGTTCGGACTTCTAAGCTGGCTTTTGTTAAGGAAAACAAGCTATATCGCAATCTCAAGGGAAAGAAAATGCCGAACGGTTCGGAGTTTTTAGGCACATGGGACGAGTTCTGCAGCGTTCTCGGAATATCCGTAGATAAAGCTGATTTGGATATTGCCAATCTTACCGCCTTCGGCGAAGAAGCCCTGGAATCCATGTCACGCATGGGTATCGGCTACCGCGAACTGCGCCAGTTCCGCCGCCTGCCTGAAGACCAGAAAAGCGCCCTTATTGAGGTGGCCAAAGAAGGCGACAAAGCTGCGCTGCTGGATCTGGCCGAAGAGATGATAACCAAACATGCCCGCGAGAAGGAAGAGCTGACAACTGACCTCGAAATCAGCCGCCAGATGCTGGCCGAGAAAAAAGAAGAACTCGGCACGATGCGCAATGAAAAAGAGGAGCTCAAATCCCGCCTGGTCCGCCGTTCCGCCACTGAAACACCAGATGAAGAAGGCGTGGCGCTCGAGACGGAAGTCACCGGCTTTAAAAGCGGCGTTATCAGCGCGTTCTTTGACCTTAAAAGCGGCTTCAACGCACTGACCGAGCACACCGAACGAACCGGCATCAACCACACCGGCATGATGGCGGGCCTGCTCGATGACCTTCAGGCGCAGTTTGAAGAGCTGCGTCAGGAATTCAGCCTGCCGGAAGCCCGCGAAACCAGCGTGATACCGGACTGGGTAAAAGAAGCACAGCAAGAGGATGAAAATAATGGATAAAACCACAGCTGTTATTGACTCACCAGAGGCGCTGGGCGCTGCCCTGTGCCGCCATGTACCCGATATGGCCAACGGTTTCACCATCACCACCCGGGACAGCCAGCTGCAGCTGACTGTAACCGCCGAAGATACCAGACCCTTTATGGTGGCAATGGAACGGCTGCTGAAGGGCAAAATCCGCCAGATCCAGCGTGGGCATCAGGGGCGCGTTCTGAACAGTAAGCTCGCCTTGATCAACCAGAGTGGCGAGAAACTGACAGCTGCCGAAATCGCCCAGAAATACTGCCAGCCTCAGACAACTCACCCGTTGTCGGCCATGCAGAAGCGTGATTATGCGACCCGGCATATGAGTCAGGAAGAACTGAATACAATTCTGGATTACGCCCTTGAACAGGGTATGCCGGAACAGATGCTGTCACCGTTCCGGAATGGCGTTAAAACCCGGGAGCAGGCCCGAAAGCTTGAGCTTTCCTACTATGCATGGGTCGCATTAGAAAACATCAGGGATTTTCATCATCTGAGGTCCCGCAGGGACGATCAGAAAGAGACGTCCGAAGTATCGGGTCAAGATGCCGGGTCCCCCGGCTGTAGTCAGCAAGATCCCGTACAGCCCGAAGCAGGTGGTCAGGAGCCGAATGATTCTCCATCCCCATCAGACAAAGGTCCAGGTACCCGGCAAAGTCCAGGCGATCAAACGAACTTTCTTTGATGATGAGGTACTGAACGATGAGATCAAACGTATACCCCCACGGTGCCGGTGAATATCCGTTAAGTGATGCTTCGGCATCCCCGGCAAGTTTCCTGATGTCAGTTGCGAGGGACGTCAACTCCCCGGCAATGTCAGCAGGTGCATCCTGGTCTCGTTCTATTTCTCTGGCAACGGCCCGGGCGTCAACAGCCCCCGTTTTATGCAGGGCCTCAACGAGTTTTCTGAAGGCAAAACCCAGGGCTTCGGTACTTTCTGTCATAAAAACATCCTCATTTTTTATGGGGGCAGAATGAATCCAGTACTGACTCAACGCCTTGTTGCCATTGCTGAAGCGGCCAGCGCTGCCGGGCATGGCAATAAAGAAGCAGTGTATCAGGCCGCCTGCGAGGAATTGTGTATGTCACGTGCGACGTTGCTCAAAAAACTGAATGCCGTCCGCCAGCAGAAGCCGAGAAAACAGCGTTCTGACGCCGGTGATTCTGCGCTGACCCGCGATGAGGCGATGACCATTTCCGGCACTCTGATGGAAACCATTCGCGGGACGGGCAAGCGCACCCTGAGCGTGGAGAAAGCCATCAACAGCCTGCGCGATAATGGTCTGATCGTCAGCGGAAGGCTTGATGAGACCACCGGTGAGATTGTGCCGCTGTCGGCCAGCGCCATTATCCGCGCCCTGCGCAAGTACCGCCTGCACCCTGACCAGTTGCGAGCACCGGCTCCGGCAGTGCAGCTGGCCAGCCGCCACCCGAACCACGTCTGGCAGCTGGATGCGTCCATCTGCGTGCTGTATTACCTCAAGAACCCGGCCAAAGGGGTTAAAGGAGATACCGGCCTGCGCATCATGGATGAGAAAGAGTTCAACAAGAACAAACCCGCCAACGTGGCCAAAGTCGTCAATGACCGCGTCTGGTCTTTTGAAGGAACCGACCACACCACCGGGTGGATCTACCTGGAGTACCGGTTCGGTGGCGAAACCACCGAGAACTTCACCTCGGTGCTCATCAACATGATGCAGGAGCGCGGCGGCGCTGACGTGCTGCACGGGGTACCAAAAGTGCTGTTCACCGACCCCGGCGCAGCCCTGAAGTCACCCACGATGGGCAACCTGTGCCAGGCGCTGGGTATCAGGCTGATTGCGCACAAAGCCCGCAACGCCCGGGCCACCGGCTCGGTGGAAAAGGCCCGTGACATCCTCGAACGGGATTTCGAACACGGTCTGCGCTTCTGCCGGGTGGAGAGCATCGACGAGCTGAACCGTCTGGCGCGTCTGTGGCGGATGAAGTTCAACCGCACAGCCATTCACAGCCGTTACGGCATGGCCCGCACGGATAAATGGTTGCTGATCACCGAAGAGCAGCTGGTCAAGGCTCCCTCTGTTGAGGTCTGCCGGGAGGCAGCGGTGTCAGCGCCGGTCAGCTGTAAGGTGGACAGCTTTGTCCGGGTACGTTTCCGGGGGCGGCAGTACGACGTTTCCGCTGTGCCGGGGGTCTGCGTGAACGACCGCGTGATGGTTGCCCGCAACCTCTACCGTGACGATCAGGCTCAGGTAGTGATGACCGGCGAGGATGGTCTGAAATCGTTCTTCCTGGTTGACGAGGTGCAGAAAGACGAACACGGCTTTGCTGTTGATGCCCCGGTTATCGGTGAGAGCTTTAAACCGCTGCCCCAGACCGTTGCCCAGCAGCATCTTGATGAAGTTGAGCAGCACGTCTTCGGCACGGCCAGTAAGGAAGAAACCGAGGCCGCGAGAAAAGGCAAAGCCCTGCCGTTCGGGGGACGTTTCAACCCATATCTCGATATTGAGCGCGACGATCACCCGACCTACCTGCCAAAACGCGGCCAGGAAAGTCAGGTTCGAGGCCCGCGCATCGAGCAGCGTCCGTTATCCCATGTTGAGGCGGCAAAATTACTGCGTGAGCGTCTGACTGGTGCTGGCCATAGCTGGTTCCCGGAACACTACGCGCAGTTGGTCAATCGCTTTCCGGAAGGCGTTCCGGCAGAAGATATTGACGCCATCGCGCAGGAGCTGGCCGGAAACAAAGCGCCACGACTCAGCATCGTTAACGGCCATTAACGGGAGGCACCCATGCTGGTACTGAAAGACCTGATGAAACAGCACGGTATTGAACAGACGGAAGTCGCTGCAGCAGCAGCTGTTTCGCAGCCCGCCGTTTCACAGCTGATTAACCACGGCATCTGGCCGAAGCGTCGCCCTGAAGAAGTGCGGCAGAAGATTATGACATTCCTGGCATCACGCGGGCTCGGGGAGGAGTTATCCCGGGCATTTGATGAGGTACTGACGGCGGAACCCGCCAGTACCTCCGTCCCGCAACAGGCAAATAACGAAGAGGACGAAAATATGTTACTGGCAAAACAGGTATTAAATCCAGTCACCAAAAAGCAATTCGGTATTTTCCGTGACCCGTTCGCGGATGACGCCATGCAGAGTTCAGAAGATGTGTTCACCACGCCGGATATTCGCTATGTCCGCGAGGCACTGTATCAGACGGCCCGTTTTGGCGGATTTATGGCGGTTATCGGGGAATCCGGCGCGGGAAAAAGCACGCTGCGCCGCGACCTGATTGAACGTATTCACCGCGAAAATGCGCCGGTCATCGTCATTGAGCCCTACATCATCGCGATGGAAGACAACGACAACAAAGGGAAGACCCTGAAAGCGGCCAGCATCGCCGAAGCCATCATTAACACCATAGCACCACTGGAGAACGTCAAACGCAGTCAGGAGGCCCGGTTCCGCCAGTTACATCGTGTACTGAAGGACTCCAGCAACGCCGGTTACAGCCACGTTCTGGTGATTGAGGAGGCACATTCACTGCCGCTGCCCACACTGAAGCACCTGAAACGCTTCTTTGAGCTGGAGCATGGTTTTAAAAAGCTGCTGTCCATCGTGCTGATTGGCCAGCCGGAACTGGCGATGAAGCTGTCTGAACGCAACCAGGAAGTCCGTGAGGTGGTTCAGCGTTGCGAAGTGGTTGAATTGCTGCCGCTGGACACAGAGCTGGAGCGCTTTCTGCAGTTTAAATTCGAACGTGCCGGAAAGCCGATAACTGATGTGCTGGATAACACCGCTGTCGACGCCATCCGTGCCCGCCTCAGTAACAATATTGGCGGTCGCAGAGGGGTTGTCAGCCTGTTATATCCTCTGGCGGTCAGCAATCTGGTGATTGCCGCCATGAATATGGCGGCACAGCTCGGTGTTCCGGTTGTTAATGCCGACGTTATTAAGGCGGTTTAAATGAAAACAATACCGAACGTTAATAAACAGCTGGCTGATTTGATGAATGCCATTGCGGCACTCAATGCAATGAATACGCCTGTCAACAGCATCATGATTTATTCAGGAAAGCCGGTTATTCGTGTTTCTCGCGACAGTCCGTGCGTCAGTCATTTCAGGGGGAAAAAATCAGGTTATACCATGACCGGTATTGACCATCAGGGGCGTTACCGTCAGGGGGAAGTTGAGATGTATGGTTGCCGGGTTATCTGGTCAGAGTCATTACTTCACTGAAGGGAAAATATAATGGCAATAAAGATAGAGATTTTAATCGCGCTGACGCCAGAAGGATTTATCTATTGCAAAATGACCGGCGCTAATACAAAAGACGCGAGTGTAAGTGAGCTGGCGACGCTTGAGTCATTAAAGCCCGTTGTAAATGAATCTGTTCTCAACAAACTGAAACAGAGCGGATATCGGGTTGCAGCTGATTATCTGCAGCCTTCCGGCAAATCACATTAAACACTGAGGTCATATTATGACGACAATTAATCAGGACGAATATATGAAAGACCGTAAAGGTCGCCTGGTTCCGATAAGCCAGATTTCTGATTACGATCTGGCAATGGACAGTTTTGTCCGGGAACAGGTTTCTGCTGCAAAGATAAAGCGTGATGAACTCAGCGAGTTTAAACGTCGCGCCTTTGATGAATGTTATGCCTGGCTTGACCTTGTGGCTGAGAAATATGGCAGAACTCGCGGTGGCGCAAAGGGTAATGTGACATTCAGCAGCTTTGACGGTAGCGAGCAAATCACTATTCGCGTACAGGAAACGCTGACGTTCGGGCCGGAGCTACAGATTGCTAAAGACCTGTTTGATGAATGCGTCACTGAATGGTCGAAAGATGCCAATGTTAACCTGAGGGCTATTGTGAGCGATGCTTTCCAGGTTGATAAAGAGGGACAGCTTAACACCGGGCGTATTCTCTCCCTGCGAAGGGTAAAAATTCAGGATGAGCGCTGGATTAAGGCAATGGATGCGATATCGGAATCGCTGCAGGTGGCCATGTCCAAAACCTATATTAATTTCCGGGAGAAAGATAAGTCCGGGAAGCTGGTGAATATACCGTTAGATATCGCTGCTATTTAATTTATTTCTCCATTTCTTTTTAATCCGGCGTCAGTGCCGTGGGATTCTGCACGCCGGATTTATCAATAGGACTATTTATGCTGACATTAGCCGGTTTTATTTTACTGGTATCAGCCTGCGGAACAGATGCCTGTGACGCACTGCCTGTTACTGAAGATATCTATCTGAATAAGCAGTCCTGCGAGCTGGTCGCAGACGTCATTCATGAGCGCTCACCGGGCGCTTTATTGATTTGTGGGGAAGTCTGGCGGGAGGAAGAGTAAATGTCTCTGTTATGCAAACGTTGCGACAACCCGGTCGATGATCTGGATTTTGAGCAAGCGACCATTATGTAAAGTTTTGATGGTACGTGGTGTATCGACCTGATTGTGAAATGCCCTCACTGCGGGCTTTCCTATAACGCTTTTGTCCCTACAGCTGAATTACAACCCCTGACAGGTGATGATAATGACAAATGAAACTGAAAAGTATCTGGCCAAAATTAAAAAACTCCTGAATCTGGCCCGGCGCAGCTCCAATCCTCATGAAGCAGCAACGGCTTTGAATCAGGCGCAGGCGCTGATGCGCAAACATAAGCTGAGCCAGAATGACGTCGATCTGATGGATATCACCAGCAAGGCCAGTAAAGGAGCGCCATCTCATGCACAAAACATCCCTCGTTATATGACGTTTCTGGGCCAATTAATTTGCCGTGCTATGGGTGTTAACTGCTATTACTCTTTCCGCCGCAACTATATGAATGGCCAGAAGCAAAATACCGTCATTTTTTATGGTCCTGACGAGCGCCCCGAAATTGCCGCTTATGCCTTTGATGTGCTTTCCCGCCAGATGGTCAAAGCCCGTCGTACCTTTATTAGCTCTCTGCGTAAGAATATTAAGCCTTCCACTAAAACAGCCCGTGCTGACCAGTTCTGCGAAGGATGGACCGAAGGTGCGTATCAGGCGATAGTGCCATTTGTAGTGACGGAAACCGAAAAAACACTGATGGCTAATTTTCTGGCGAAACTGAAGAAGGAACAGGATTTATCCGACCTGACCCCGCGTGAAGCCAAAAAATGTCGTGGTGATCAGGATGCAGCGGAAGCGGGATTTAATGAAGGTTTAAAAGCTCGTTTAAATTACGGTGTATCCGGTCAGGCTTCATCTCTTTCTCTGGAGTACAAATCATGAAATTAACCGTAGGCAATGTCCTTTTATTGTGTGCTCTTGGCTGTATCGTCATATGGGTTGCTGTCGGTTTTATTGGCTATTACACCGTCATTGCTGTTTTGGAGCATTTTCATAAACCGTAAGAGGATTACATATATGAATAAAAGGCTCATGGCTGAAGCCTCACGGTTTCAGTCATCACAGGAGCGTAAAAGGTTCTGGTTGTTAATCCTGGGAACTTTAGCCGCTGCCTTAACAGGTTTCTTCATTTTTAATTTTCTTTGATGGAGATATTATGATTATTGGCGCACTTATTTTAACCATTGCTGGCCTTTTACTCGCTATCATGGCTGGGTATTTATCGGCAAATAATCTAAGCCCTGTACCGGCCATGTTGGGTGTCATCGGCTCTGTTTTCCCTATTGCGGCGCTTGCCCTGGCGCATGGTCCGGGCAATATCAATACCCCGGATTCGCCCCTTGTTACTCAGGAGACAGGTAAATGACCCGTTCCCAGCTGATTAAAATCATCCATGTGGCAAAGCGTGAACTGCGCATGGATGAAGATACTTACCGCCAGTTGCTGAATACCTACGCTGGCATTGAATCCACGCGAGAAATGAATATCGGGCAACTGAACCAGATCCTCGATGCGATGAAAAAAATCGGGTTTAAGGTCCGGACCCAGAAGAAAGAAAAGCTCACTGCCACCGACGACCAGTCGAAGAAAATTCGAGCTCTGTGGCTGGAAATGGCTGACGAAGGTTTTATTCGTGATCGCACCGAACGGGCAATCAATGTCTACGTGCATCGCATAACGGGCGTCAGCCTCCTTGACTGGCTCAATACATGGGCAGCAAGCCGTGTGATTGAGACACTGAAGCAGTGGCAGACACGCGAACGCAAGGCTCTGGAAGAACTGCAGGGCGCAAAGTGATTTCTGGAGGTCACCATGACAACACCAATGGAGCATAAGCGGCATAAACTGCTGTCTGAAGTTGCCGACCACGTTACTGAGACCGGCGTTGATTACGGTTTATCATCCGAACAGGCTGAACAATTGGGGCTGGCTGTGGCAGATTTTCTGGCATCTCACTTTGGCGGGCAAAACTTCACCTTTCCTCGTGACTACGCATATAAGTTGTCTCTGCGTGATATGCAGATTTATGAAGAGTTCAGGGGGAATAACTGGGCTGAGTTAAGTACGAAATACGGCATTACTGAACGGGGGCTACGGAAGCTGATTCACCGTGTACACAAACAAGTGATGGCTCACCGCCAACCACAGCTGTTTTCCTTTGGTGATAACGAGTAA